TCTTTTTTGAAAGCTCTGAAAATTTTTTATTAGTCAACATAAAAACTTCAACAACTCTTTCAAGTCTAACTCTATTGTTGGGGTGAATTTCTTTTGTTGCTTCCTCATCATACTTTAAAGCTAATTCAAACAAAGTTTGATTATCTAAACTTGCTAAGTATTCTCTAGTTTTTTTATCTGCTTCTGGTAAAACAGATAGTCCATTAGTTACTGAATTTATGTATAGTCCTGTTCCTCCAACCAACATGAAATTCTTTTCAGGATTTTGATTTAATATCTTATTTACATCTTTTTCAAAATTCCCAACACTGTATTTTGCTATTGGCTCAACTATATCTATTAAATGATGTTCTACTCCTTGCTTTTCTTTTTCACTTATCTTAGCAGTTCCAATATTTAAGCCTTTATAGACTTGAGCAGAGTCAGAAGAAATTATCTCAGCATTCAATAATTTTGCTAAATCTATTGAGATTTTAGTCTTCCCAACTCCAGTAGGTCCTGCTATGACTATAGCCTTATTCAAAATACTCAAACTCTACATCTGCTATTTTTACAGTATCTCCATCTTGTACACCAAATTCTTGTAGAGCTTCCTCCATTCCTAAATTTCTCATCATATGTAAGAAAGTAATAAGTGATTCATCGTCCATACCTATTACATATTTTGCTAAAACATCATCTACTATTCTTCCACCAACAACTATTGCATCTTCTTCATCTCTTGTGATTTCGAAGTCTTCTTTTTCTATCTTCAATTCTTTTAATAATTTTGTGATATCTACTTCTTCTTCTAAAGGTTCTCTTTCAATTTTTGATAACATATCATATGTTTTATATAAAATTTCTTTTAGACCTTCATTTAAAAGCACTGATACAGGATAGACTTCAATTCCTTTTTCTGCTAAATAGCTTTTAAATTTTTCAAATTTTTCCATATCCCAAATTAAATCCATTTTATTAGCAATAACTATTTGCTTTTTATTTGCTAATTTTTCACTGAATTTTCTTAATTCCTCATTGATTTTTTCAAAATCTTCAATACAATCTCTACCTTCTATCTCAGCAGCATCAACTATATGATAGATCATTTTACATCTTTCAATATGTCTTAAGAATTTATCTCCTAGCCCTACACCTTCATGAGCACCTTCAATAAGCCCTGGTATATCTGCTATAACAAATGATTTTCCTTCTTCTAGTCTAACAACTCCAAGTTTTGGCTCAAGAGTTGTAAAGTGGTAGCTTCCTACCTTAGAGTTTGCAGCTGAAACCTTATTTATAAAGCTTGATTTTCCAACTGATGGATATCCAACAAGAGCCACATCAGCTAAAAGTTTTAATTCTAGCTTAACTTTTATTTCTGCTCCTTCTCCACCTTTTTCTGCTATCTTTGGAGCTTTTCTTACAGAGTTTTTAAAGTGCACATTTCCATATCCACCCTTTCCACCTTTTAGTAAAACTCTTTGCTCACCATTTACATTCATATCAAGAATTAATTTTCCTGTTGTGAAGTCTCTAACTTGTGTACCAACTGGAACTTTAATAATTAAATCTTCACCTTTTTTTCCATACATTTGTTTCTTTTGTCCATTTTCTCCATTTTGAGCTTTAAATAATTTCTTAAATTTAAAGTCAATAAGAGTGTTGATATTGGAATCAGCTACAAAGACTACATCTCCACCTTTTCCTCCATCTCCACCATCTGGACCTCCAAATTGAATAAATTTTTCTCTTCTAAAAGCTGCTGAACCGTCTCCACCATTCCCAGCTTTAACTGTTATAATAACTTCATCTATAAACATTATTTACCTCTCTACAATTAAATATAATATAATTTTTGCCATGTCATTAATTTCTAAGTTTGATTTTAAAAAAACAATATTGCTTGAAAAATAAGCAATATATTTTTCTTAATATCAAGTTTTTTAGTCTTTTAATTATAACAAATTTTTTGTATTTCTGCTATTTTATTTTTTTATTCTAATAATAGAAAGGGGCTGTTGCAAATTAATAAAAAGTAAAAAATATTTTATTACTGAGTAAATTTCTTAACTCACTTATTTTTAACTTTTAAATTGAAATTTCAACTTTGCAACAGCCTCTTCTAATTTATTTATAATTTATTATATATTGTTAATCCAACTTTTTATTTTTTCTTCTATTAATTCTGAATCTATATTTCCGTTTGGACCCTCTTCTGTAATTATTAAGTTTTTATTTTTTTCTGTAACTCCTATACTTTCATAAGCTTTTTTCTTTTTTTCCCAATGATTTTTGTAATTTTCATTACTCATCATGCCAAGATGTTCTAAATATGCTTCCTTTCCTTGATAACATAAAGTGAAATCTGGGATATAATATTTTTCTCCTTTTATTTTTAATTCTTTTTCATAAAAATATTCTATTCCCATTTTATCCAATATATTTGCTACAATTACTTCAGACTTTGACCTTACCATTTCTCCACGAATTGTTTTATGAATTAATTTTTCTTCATAATAACGTTTTTGTTTATTTACTTCTATTTCAATTATATTTGGTGCTGTAAATAAATCTGTATATCTTTGTTTTGTATTTGAATAGTAGTCATTAGAATACTTTATTAATTCTTGAACTGGAATGTCTGTTAGTATAATCAACTCTTCTCTCTGTCTAGAAAATGCTGTATACAATAACTCTTTAGATAAATATGAATTTTTTCCATTTATAACTATGATACTTTTTCCAAAACTAGAACCTTGTGATTTGTGGACAGTTAAAGCATAAGCAAGTTCAAGACTTGATTCCTTATCATCACTACCAAAATCTGCTGTTATATAAGAAAATACCTTATCTCCAAATGAACTAAACATAAACTTATAATACTCTTTATTTTTATCATCTTTTCCATAATGTTTAGGATAATCAGTCATAATTCCAATTTCTCCATTTGCTATATATTCTTCCTTATCTTTTTCTTTAGAAATTCTATCGTAATAATCTCTATTTTCATTTTTATTAGAGATGACTTTATCTCCATAAACAATGGATTGAGCAGATTGAGGCATAGCTGGATTTCTATATTTTTTATTATTTTTTAGCCAAGAGTCAATAATTTCTTGACGATATTTTAAATGAATTAAATTATTTAAATAATAACTACCTACCCCCATAAATTTAGTTGGCGACAAAATTTGCCATTTTTCAACATCTTTTGCAGTTAAATAATTTGTATATTTTCCTATAGTAGCTCCTAAACTCTTATTAAAGCCATCTATATCGTCTTCATTTTCCATTTTAGCAACAGATACTATTTCTCTGTAAAATATTTTTTCTAAGTTTTCTAAACTATCATAGTTAAAATATCTAAGCCTTCCATCTGTTTGCTCATTATTTATATTATAAATAATATCTTTATCATACTTATCTGAATTAGAAAATATTTGTGCAAATGATAAATCATCTCCACCTTTTCCTTGTCTCATTTCAGTTTCTAATTTTGCAATTTTTTCTTTATAAGAAGTTTCCAAATAAGATATTAAATCAACAAATGGACGTCCTGCACCTATTGGTGGTAATTGATTAGGATCTCCTGTAAATATTATCCTTTCTGCATGAGAATCGATAAGTTTTAATATTATTGCAAACATTTCTTCAGTTAGCATGGAACACTCATCTATAATTACAGTTTTAGCATAACTTGTACTAGGCTTACCTGGTATTTTATAAAGCATTGTTCTAGGATCAAAACCTCCCGAACGCATTAAAAATTGTGCAATTGTCATAAATTCTATATTTTCTGAATTATTATTTTTTTTTAATGAATTCTCTAATTGAACTCTAGATTTACCAGTAGGAGTCAATGCTAAAATACCAGACTTTTTTATTTTTTCAGAAGATGCAAAAATTCCTAAAGTAGATGTTTTTCCTGTTCCAGCCTTACCTAAAAAAACTGAAATTTTTGATGACTCTAATCTCTTTAGTGCTTCTACTTTTTCTTGTCTTGCTTTTTTATCGTTTTCTATATTATCAGCTTGAAGTTCTCCAAATTGTCTATTAATAATATCTTCCCAATCTTCCTTATTTGGTAGATTTGAAGATTTTAAACGTTTATTTATCAGTTCATTTATATACTTCTTATAAGTTTGATATTTTCCTAACTTAATATATTTATGAACATCATCAACAAATAATCCTCCTTCTTCTAAAAATTCTAAAATACCTTCAATTTTTTCTGATTGAAAATCTGTTTTTCGATCGAGAGGTAATTCAGCAATTCTTTCTATAATTTGCTCATAAGTGAGTAAAGTATGCCCTCGATCTACAGCTTGTTGTAAAACAAATATTAACATAGCTCTAAACCTACGTTTATCTGACTCTGTTCTCATTTTCATTGGTTTCATTAGGGGATGTTTATTATCAACCAACTCATTTACAAACATTGCATTGTCTACTTGAGAAATAGTGATCTGAGATTTAGTATTTTCTTCTTGTGTCAACTCAAATAACAAATAGGGATTATTAACAATTTCTTCAGCTTTATCTTTAAATTTGTCCCAAATTTTTGTAGCTTGTTCTATTGATAAATTTACACGAGCTAAAAGTTCAAATAATTTTAATTTATTTTCATTTTTTTGTAAGCCAAAAAAATCGTCTTCTTTTTCTAATAAAGTATCTTCTAAGCCTTTAATGTTAATTTCCTTTTCTCCTGAAAAATATGACTTTAATTCTGAGATTAAATCATTTTTAGAAGTATCGATACAATGAGAAATATCAAAACCTTTCTCTATTCCAAAGGCTACTAAAGTTGTTCCTAAACCTGGATAGATTCCTCTTTGATTCCATACATTTTCTAACTGTTTATCAACATATTCAAGTTGCTTATCTACCCATTTTTGATTAGCTACTTTCAATTTAAGTCTTGCTATATTATTTAACACTTTTTTTGCTTGATTTAATACATCAATAGCTGCATCATAACTAACCCATTCTGTTTTATAAGAAAATTCAGCTCTGAAACCTGCTGGCTCAAACAACGTAACAGTTGAAACATCAAAGTCTGGATTTTTCTTTATATAGTCCATAATTTCAAGATATGGCATTAAAAAACCATTTTTCCCAGTATCTCTTATTGAATGTTTAACATTAACTTCCCAAAGATAGTTCTTTTCTCCTAGTCCTCCATCTGATTCATATTCTTGAAGTTCATCTACATTTGATATGATATTCCCTATCCCTGCTATTATTCTTCTATTATCTTCAATAAATGGTACTTGCTTATAGTATGGAAATATTAATGATTTATTAGCTTTTATTCCAGAGAAAAAATACTCAAGGATACTTTTTTGAGATTTGCCATGTGATATCCAACCACTATATTCATTTAATTCCTCTGTTTTTTTTAAATCAAAATTAAAATTATAAAATTTTTGTTTTTCATTTGCATTATTTTTTAATAACCATGAAAATGGTGTTGTAAGACGTAAAACAAAATGATAAAAATTTCAAAATGAAATGATAATTTCATGTCAAAATAAAATGATAAAAAATAAATCTTTGAACTAAACAAAAAAGGAGTTTGAATACTCCTTTTAATTTTTATCTTTATCTTGTTCATCTTGCTGTTTTAATTGCTTGAAGAACTTCTTAATAAATAAAGGAAAGGGAAAATTCATTTCTCCCAAATTTTCAATTATACTTATCCCTTCATTCCCTATTACTGAAAATATTATTAATTCTTTAAAAGACAGGGGAACATTGAATAAGCTAATTGGAATATTTATAGGAGTCCCTTCTATTAATTTATCAAGTGAAGCACCTATTATAACAGCCAAAATACAAGAGGCTTTTTTTATAATCCCTCTAAAAGCTTTTTTAGATGATATTTCTTTCTTATAGATGCTCTTTAAATATCCACTTATATAATCAACTATTATAAATGTCATCATTATTTCAAGTGATTTGCTCCACCCTCCTAATAAATATAATATAAAACCAATTGTACCTCTTATAAACCAGTGTTCAAATAACCCATTCATCTTCCCCATTTTAATCTCCTAAAGTTTTCCTAATTTTTTCTCCCATTCACTATAATATAGCTTTGCCTCTTCTGTTCTATCAATTATAGCTTGATTCTTATATCCTTCATTTCTAAGTTTTTTCTCCCAAAAGACTTCTCCAAACATCCTCACAGCCTTATACATTACCTTTCTAACTCTGTAAGATACTCCATTTTCTTTTAAGATAAATAAAAATATTTTATCAGCTAGTTCTCTATTTATGCCTGTATCATTGAACTTAGAGTATAAATAATCATGTATAACTGCTGCTTCTGTATTTTTTCCATATCTCTCAAAAAATGGACGAAGTACAAGAGGAATACTTGCTCCATCGGTTCTAAATCCTTTTGGAACAATTATTGGAAAGTTTTTTATATATTTAGTGTAGTCTTCAACAACTACACTAAATAAATTATTTTCTCTTTTTAATTTTATGCTATTCTTCAAAATTTTCTGCTTCCTCTATGTCGATTTTTCTTCCAGTCCCAAACACATCAGAAAATTTTTGAAGAGCTTTTTCTATTCCTTTTCTTATTCTTTCTCTACTAAAAAATTTTCTAATTAATATTCTCGCTGGATATGGTAATTTATCAGTTCTATATGTTATAAACTTAACTGCTGCATTAAGTTTTCTTTTATTATCCCCATGTTTAAAGCTCTCCTCTGAGGCAATAACTGCAGCATCAAACAAATTAACATATTGCTTTCTATTATAAATAATATAACCTAAAATTAATCCTGCTAATGCTATCCATAGGTATTGTTCTTGGCTAAAACCTTTTAAATATGTAATTACTTGATTGATCATTTTCTAATCCTCCTATTTTTTATTATAAACTACCTTATAAGGTATTTTTCCTGCTCCTCTGATTTGGAAATGTACAGCATCTACTTTTTTCCATTCTCCACCCCATTCAATATTATATTTATCTATTAAGCCATGTTTTTTGGCAGTTTCATAGATATCTTTATAATAATGAAAGTCTTGTGGACCTGCTTTGTAAACTGTTACTTCCACTTCTTTTTCCACTTTTTTACCATTTTCTACCACTATTTTTTTAGTTTTTTCTTTAACTAATACACCAATATCAATAGCATAACCAAGTCCATCAATCTTCTCTTGATGATTTGATTGAACTTTATATCCATCGCAATTTGTCCTCCATGCTCCTGGAATAGTTCTACCATATTGATATAGTTTGTTTTGCTCCTCTGCTGTTCTCATTCCACAAGTTATTTTGAAATCATGAGGACTTAATCCTATCAGTTCTTCCATAAATCTCACTAGATCAGGATGAACTCCTATCATCATTTTTTGGCTTGCTTGTGACAAACTAAACATTTGCATCACCCCTTTTATTTCCATTCAATAGATTCTAATTCTTCCAAAGATTTAGCTTTCATTGTTTTTGTTGCTATTGCTGTGTACTCCTCTTGTGCAGCTGTTCCTCTTAATATCCATAATAGATATATATGATTAATTTCTCCAAAGGTAAAGGAATCTACTGAATTGTCTTTTAATCTCCAATTTATTTTTAAATTTTGAATTACTTCTGATAATGTTGTCTTATCTTTTATAATTGCTTTTACTTTTTCTTCAAACTCTTCTGGAACTTCAACTTTTAGAAACTTAACAGCTTCTATAATTGCTTTTGGATCATTACTTGTTGTTGCTATATCTATTGCTGATTTTACTCTTAAGAAATTGATTTCATCTGCTTCACCCATCTGAAAGATTTTTCCATTATAATCAAAGTCAGCATAAATTTTATTCAGTAAAACTTGTCTAAATTTTCTTCTTGTAATATGCTTTAAACCTTCCAGGTCTAAATCCCATTTATTAGTCTCTTTATTCCAAAAATGGTATTTACTCGGCTGAGGAGCTTTAACAAGTTTTTTATTTTTTATAAATTCACCAGGTTCCAGTTGAGTTTCTATCCCTTGTTCTATTCTTTCTTCTCTTGTCATTTCCATTAGTTCATTATTCTTGATTATTGGATATTGAAAATTCTTATCTGTTATGAACATATCATCAGTATATTCAGGAAAATAATTAAGTGGATTATTTTTGACATCTTCTAAACTATTGGAATATACTGAATATTTTAATTCTATGCCTTTATAAAAATTTATTGTTTTCATTTTTATTCCTCCTTTCATTTTTTATTAGGATACTTATTTCATCATAAGTGAATCTGTATAGATTGGAAAATCTAAACAGAAATTGGAAAATACTGTGGGAAGGAAACTCACACGAAGTACAGTTTTATACTACAAATATTGGAGCGAATGTGAACTTTGATAATATTCACTCTATAACTATCGTTGGTAATACAACCTGTGCTATTCCAGCTCTTTTATTAAAAAAGTTACCTTTTAGTAAAGAGTTGGTATTGGGACACGATAATGGAGTTAGATCTGATGCTGTATTTTTCTTCAAAAAAATAAGCAACACATTTGGAATTTTTGGAACTAGAGGAGTCGCAGAAGATATCCACCTACATGGTTATAATACTTTAATTGTAGAATATTAGGTTAAATAAGCAACAATAATTTTTAGTTGATTCAATGGATAATTTGCTACGTTTCCTAACGCTCCAACTCTTAGCATTTTAGCTGGAATATCTAGATTACAATATTCTCCCCAGTTTCCCTGATTTATGTTAGTTATAGATATAATTTTATTTATATTTATGTGAGAAGGGACAGGAGTATACCATTCAGTAATATTAGCTGTTGGATTATGTCCCAACAGATTGGTCATTTGAATTATTTCAATTTTGATTAAATTTTCCAATCTCTCTAAAATTGAACCATTATCAAATGGAATATAATTATTGATATTTGGAGATATATCATTATTATTATTTTTACAAATATATAGCTTTTTTGTGTTATTATCCCAGTATGCTTTTCCTGCTTCCTTTTGCCCAGCAATATTTAAAATTCCGCCATAGTCTTTTCCTGTCATTTGTGTGAATTTATTACCTTCTAAAACAGTATCTTCAGAAACTCCAAATGGTTTATTAAAAGCAGTTTCTTTTGTTGTTATTACTGGTTCTTTTCCTTCATTACTCTTTTTTAATTTTAAAAAACTATCCTCTATTTTTTCCCAACATTCATTCCAAAATTCTCTGAACTTACCTTTATAGTTTGCTTTCCAAACTGGTAATTTTAGTTCTTCTGTTACTTTTTCAACCTCTAACCGACCTTGTGGATCTTCTATCCATTTTGCCATTTTTACCTCCTTGAAATTTTTAACTTCTCTATATCTTCAAGTTTCATTTCTTCTAATTCTTTTAAAGTATACATCTCAATATAGTATTCTTCCCTAGCAAGAGTTATTTTTTCAATTTCTTCCAGTGTCATTTCATGTAACTCAGAAATTAGATAATCTTCTATGTAAATTCCAAATTTAACTTCAAGACCTACTCCAGCAGCTTTAATTTTTCTAACTACCTTAAAGATTTCTTGTTTATCCAATTTTTCTGGAATGCTTATAAGAATTTTAGCTGATAGTTCAATTATTCTAAATTCTTCCTTATTTAGCTTAAAATATTCAGATAAAATCCTTTGAATTTCTTCAGGACTTCCTAAAAATTGTAAAAGTGATATTTCAAATTTTAGTATTCTTCTGTATTCTTCATCAGAAAGCCCATTTCTTAAGACTTTAAAATTTCCTCCTAAGAGGTCTAAAAGATAACCCTTACTTTTATCTATATCATTAAATAAAGCTAGTTCATTAAACATTTTTCTAATGTTCAAATGCTTTTCATAAATGATTTCAAACAACTTTTTTACATAAATTGTATTATGATATATATGCGGGATTCTATCCAAATTCAACTTGTAACCACTATTGTTACATTATTTTCATTTCCAATTGCAACTTCTTTTCTAGACAAAATATAATCAGTTTCCCGCTCACTGTATTTAGTGTCTCCTAGCTTCAATCTTAATGTTTTTATTCCACTTGTATGTTTATAGATTTCTCCAATTAATTTATATAAATAAATTGTTCCAGCAGGCTCTATTTCTGATAAATAATTTATAAATATGTTATTAATTACTTTTTTAAATTCATCTTTCCAAACCTCTTTAATAGTTGTAATTTCTACTTTTAAAAAGATTTGTTTTTCTATTGCTCTACTAAAACCCACACTTATTTCTTCAAATTGCTTTGTTATATCTCCTACTGCTCTAATTCCTGCAAGTTTATATTCATATAAGGCTTGTAGTATATTTTCATCAGTATCTCCAAAACAAATTGCTTCATAGCTATGTGCTACTCTTCCCTCTGCATCAAAATCATCAGTGTCATTTTCTAGTACCTGACACTTTTTGACATTAGTATTTTGAAGTATATAGTTCTTAATTCCTTCAGTAGTAAAAGAAGTTTTCCTATCTATTCTTTCTAAATATCTTTCTCTTAACTCAGTATCTGTTTCTAAATCAGCCCCACCAAATGTTCCTATTTTATTTTTGATTGACTTAATCCCTGATATAATTTCAGTTTGTTTAGTTATTTGTCCTGCTGAAACATTGCCATTTTTACCTGCTTCTAATGCTATTATTTCTAATTGTATTGGACTTTTTTCTACTTTAACTGCTCTAGTATTTAATGTTATAAACTTTTCTTTTGATTCTGTTTCAATTCCCCAAGCTTGTGGTATTATTATCCCTATATCTGCTTCTATTTCTACCTTTCCAGTTGCTTTTTGTGGCTTTTTCCAAGTCATATTTAAATGCGAAGTTATTGCATTTAAAGAGTTTCCAATTGCTGTATAAACATTTAAATTATTATAAACGGCTAAACCTTGCAAATAACTATCATATTCTTCAGCAGCATCAAACTTTAAAAGAGGAATAAGTACATTACTATCTGTTTCTCTAATATTTGGTTTTACTGTCTTAAAGTCAGCAAGTTTTCTTTGATAAATTTCTTCTACTGTTGGTAATTCAAAACCTTTTTCAGTTATCATAATGTATATATTTCCCCCTTTATCTTAATTTTTGCTACTATTCTATTTTCAACAAATTCAATACTTTGTATTTTTTCCACTTCTTCATATTTTGAAATGGTTTTGATAAGTTCTTGAATTATCTTTGATTGATTATTTTTTATCTGAAGTAACCCTTTGTTTTCTTTATTCAAATAAGGAACTCCATACAATACGTTTAAAACCCATTGTTCTTTATTTTGCTCTAGCTCAACTCTTATAGCTTGAATAATATCTTCAACACCATCAACAAGTTCACACACACCATTTTCATCAAAAACTATGTCACAATTATCATTTAATTTTATACTTGTCCCCATAATTCCCCCTATTGTGCTTTACTTGTTGAAGTTTGAGGATTAGAGCCAGGATTATAATTATGTGTATGATTATTTAAACTTATACCTTTTCCTGTAACATCTCCACTTGCTCCTATACTTCCCTTAATTGTTACTGTTCCAGTCTGTGTAGTATTTCCTACCTGAGTAGTATTCCCATTTATTGTGACATCTCCATTTATTATTACATTGCTTATAATTGTAGTTTTATTACTTCCAGCAATTATATTTATGTCCCCACTGCCTTTTATTTCTATTCTTGTCCCTGCTCCTGTTAAAATAATATCTTCTGAATTATTTTCATAGCCAGCTTCACAACTTCCAATAATGTATGGTTCATTAAGGCTAAACCTTTCTAAACTTGTATCTTCTGATATAGTAGATTCTGAAAATCCTATCCACACTTTATCTCCTTCTTTGCGTGGGAATTGAAATTTCCAAGTTCCAAATTTAAGAAAATCAAGTTTTACATCAATTAAAGTTGGATATTTTGTTAATTTTCCACAAAGTACTCTTTGAGGTATTATCTCAACTGTACAAGTTCCAGCACTATAATCAATGCTTTTTATAATTGCAGGTAAAGATGTGTGTATTTCATTTTGTGTGTCTTCAATCATTGATTTTATTATTTCTAATTCCATTAAAGTACCTCTAAAATTGCATTTACTGAAAATGTTTCAACATCTCCAGCTGTATAAGTGCATTCTTTAACTATTCCTTCTCCATTCCATACTGATGATTCTATTTGTAGCTTTTGTCCTATTTTTACAAGTGGGACCAGAAATGCTTCAATTGCATACTTTTGCTTTTCTTGTTTTTTCTTATTTTCCTTCTTATCTTTTTTTAATTCGGCTTTTTCTTCCTGCTTTTCAACTCTAATTAAGCCTTGTTCACTCCCTAGTTTTAAAGTAGTACTATATGCTTTTCCTGGAACTTTAAATTCAATAGTTGTGTCAGTAAACCTTGCAATTGTTCCAGTATCTTTTGCTAAAATAGAAACAACATTAGAAAGTCTATTAGAAAATACTTTCCCATTTGGATAAACAGTGTCTTTTGCTAATTCCTTGACATCTATTTTAAATGGAATACTTTTTTCCAATTGTTTCAATATTTCACTTGCTTTAATTCCCGCTTTAAACTGTACATTTACAGCTGTATTTGTATAAGCACGATTATTAGGACTTGCAACAATAACTGTTACCAAATCATTTCCATCTCTATATGTTCTTATACTTTCAACTAAACCTCCAAATATACTTTGATGTAATTCTCTATAACCTCCATCAATATTAACTATTTGATTTGTCTGGAGTTTATTTTTTGTAGTTTCAGACAAGTTATATATTTTAATGGTAGCTGTGTCACTTTTATTATCATCAGTACATTTAACATCAAATTCTACATCAATGTCTTCATAATCAAACACTAACTCTCCAACAGTTACTACCCTCACTTGTTTCCATAATTTAGCCATTATCATCACCTATCAGAAAAAATTTGTAATCTTTATTAAGATTTTGAGGAGTTATCTTATCTCTTTCTTCAGCAAAATCATTTATTTTTATGCATCTTAACTGTTGTAATCTTTCTAGTCTTACAAGAGATAAAAAATTTATATCAGGAACTAACCTAAAAAAGCCAGTTATTCTATTTTCATCAGAGTCTAATATAGATACATAGATATAGCTATCTACATTGTTATAAATTAAATCTAATTTTAAATTACTTCCAATATCAGCTATTATTCCATTTTGTTCTATTCCTTCAACATCTATTTCTAATGCCTTTATCATATTAATCCCCCTAATTGTTTAGCTGAAGATTTTCCTCTTTCTTTTCCTTTTACTTTTGCTTCTATTTTTGCCTTTTCAGTATTAGTTGCACCTTTTACTTTTGCAGTAGTTCTTCTCTTTTTTCCACCAGTACTTTTAGCTTTTTTATAGTCTGTTTTTACATCAGTTGACTTAATTTCTGCAACTGTTATTTGTCTTAAAACTATATAATAAGTAAAACAATCTTTCTTTGTGTAATCTTCTATTTCTTCTATACTTTCAATTACAATATTTTCGTATTTATCTCTGCCAGCATAATAGAAAAGTACAGGTTCTCCTACTTCAAGCATTTGTTCTAAATTTTTTCTATTAAATTCTTTTTGATTAGAATTATCTACAACAGTTATATTTATAAGCATTGCTTCTTTTCTGACTGTATCAGCAATATTAAATCCTTTTTCAACTCTTCTATTTGTAACAGTTGCAGACATGGTTCTTGATTTTTCTGAAATAATATCAAGCTCTACATCCCCAAGTTTTGATTTTTCTTTTCCCTTATTAAAATAATCTCCAATCATTTGCATTAACTTATTAAATAAACTCATTCTAAACCACCTGCTTGAGTGTAGTTACCTCCAATTTCTGCTCTTAGTCTTTGCTTCTCTTCTTCCTGAATTCTTTTTACAACACCTTCAACCTTTTTAGCAACATCATTTTGGACTTCTCCTGTAACTTTTATTTCATATTTTGAATTATTTACATATTCAAATTTTTTATTTTCTTTTTTTACTATAGATTTTTCCACTTTTTGTTTAGTATCTTGAGCTATTTTTTTATCAGGTAATCTCGGTGCATAATAAGCTTCAGCTTTTGTAATTTCTTTATTTTTACCATCTAAAAGTTGCTGTATTTCTCTATTTTTATTAGAAACTTCATAATTAGTTCCTGTTTTGTTCTCATAATGAAATCCATAAGTTGATAAAGGAGTAATAGGTGCTGAACCTGGAATTACTATTTCCTTTTCTACTGGAAAAGCAATATTTCCTTGATTTTTTTGAACATATTTCATTGTTTCAAATTCTTTCTGTTGTTGCTTCATTGCTTCATCAAGGACATATTTTTGGTACATATCATCTGTTTCATTCATATGTTGTCCTGCACCATGTAGTTTATTCCAACCGCCTTTTATATTTCCAAAGCTTGATTTCCCAACATTTTCAAAGTCTCCAACCAATATACGCCCAGTATCAATAATAAAACCACCTGTAGCTCCCCATATCATTTGAAGTAATCCAGCACCACCTTGTAAAATATCTAGTAAATCAGATAAAATTTTAGTTGTTAAGCTAATTTTTTCTATGCCTGAATCTGCTTTATTTATCCATAAATCCCAAAAATCAGCAATGCCTTTTCTTAAATCTTCAAATCTATAATCAGTTCCAGTAAATTTAAGAATTGCATTTATAGCATCTTCGGTAAAACTTTCTTTTCCAAGAAATGCTGCAAATATATCCTCAATTATCAAGAAACCGCTAATAATCGGAAATTGTTTTAATAATAAAAATCCAGTTATTAATTTAATAGTATTTCTTGCTTCTGGTGGTAATGCTTTAAGAACATTAAATATTCCACCTATTGTTCTAGTAATAGTATTAAATGCCCCTGCTCCTGCTTTTATAAGCCCACCTAAAAAATCTTGAATCCACTCAGCATTATCAGCAATCATACTCCAAAAATCTGCTCTTGTATCTCTTACAAGTCCTCCAATATACTCGTAAACATCTCCTATTCTATTTTGAGCTGATGCAATTTTTCCCTCAGGTGTTTTTAAAAATTCAGCATTTTGTTCTCCAATTCTTGTTTTTAATTCTTTTGATAGTATTGCAACTCTTTCTTGTTCATTTGCATTTTCAAATAATTTTGAAGTATGTTCATCTAAAACAACTCCTACTTGCTTTAATGCTCTAACTTGACCACTAGAAACTGCAATCCCCAAAGTTTTAGCCCATTTTTCAGCATCAGCACTTGTTGAATTTAGTCCTTTTTCAGCAACCATCAAGTCTTGAACTCTAGGTAATAATTTTCTTATGCTTTCTTCTTGTAATTTAAAAGTTGCTAATTGTTTTATTCCAGCATAAGAAGTATCATCTCCTATAACTCCCACATTTTGAAGCTCTGAAGCATATTCTTTTAAACCTTCAATTTGCTCATCTCTAAAATTTTGTGCTCTTAAAACTGCATATAATTTTGTTTCGTTTGCTAATGCTTCATTGCTAGCTTCAACAGCTTTGTTATATTGTCCTATTAAACTTGATATTGTAAAATATCCAGCAGCCATTTGGAATAAACCATTACTTGCTACAGATTTTAAAGATGACAAACTAGACTTTAAGCCATTTATTTGATTATTTACAGCTTGAAATCCTTGTCCTTTTAAGTAGCTCATTATGTTTATACTTAAAGTTCTAATTGCCATCTTTTATTTCCTCCACATACCTTATAAGTCTGTCAAAATATCTCTGTAATTCTCTAACAGTATAATTTTCAGTATCTTTAAAATTTTTAGTATATCCACTTATACAAGTGATCATATATTCTATGCTTTCAGCATTATATTTAATATCATTACATTCTACGAAATGTTTCCCTGATTTGTACTAAATAAAGTAATTCACCTACTTGCTTAAAAACTTCTTCCCCCATTTTTACAAGCTCATGGTATTTGTAATCATTAACATCTTTTTTTAATCTTTTTAAAAAGAACTCTGCAACATAGGCAGGATTATGTTTATTTTGTCCAACAGATGTTAATATTTCTTGTGCTAGATATAGATCTTTTTCACCATTTTCTTTTTTTAAAGATAGTTCTAAATCTCCATATTTTACTACGTCAGGAATGTTCAATAATTCTTCAAGTTTTGGATTAGCATCTGCTGGATATTTCAAAATTTCTTCACAATACCCTACTAAATCATTATCTGAAAATCTTTTTTCAAGCTCAAGAATATATTGTGAAGGTTGCTCCATTAAAATTATTTTTTTATTATTTACCATTAATTCTTCTTTTTTCATCATTCACTCCTATTTCAATAAGTCATTTGTTTCTTTTAAATCAATAACTCTTATTTGCCATTCCCTTGCCTTTGGTGCTTTTTCAGCATTAAAATCAGCTATTTTTACAAAATGTGCCTTTGAAGCATTTGATCCAATATCTCCATTGAAATTTCCATCCACAACTAAAACTCCAAATTCTTTTGCACTTGAAGCAAGTCTCTTAAGAGTAACATTCAATGGACTTGCAGCTAAGACCTTTAAAGTGATTAAAGCATTTCTATTATTATGTTCTACTGTAGTTGAATCTCCATCTACTCCAGTTATAACCTCTCTAAAATCTTCCTCATAAGCAACTGTAAATTTTACATCTTCTCCAAAGTCATACATTCTAATCCCATCTATAATTAAATCTACTTTATTTGGATTATAGTTATAATGATTTTTTGGCATTTTTTACCTCCCTTCTATACTGCAAAATAAAGATCTATTCTAACTTCTTTAATTCCATAAGTATAGTAACAATTAACCTTTACTCCAGTTAAAATTCCCTTTAAAATATCGTTTTGTGGGATATCTTCAACAGGGATCATTGTAACAGTAGTTTTTCCTTCTGCTAATGCACCCATAGTTTCAAATTGTCTAGTTCTTTTTAAAATAACATCTTTCAATGGACTCATATCATAAAATGTTGGTTTTGGTGTAGCTTTAAGCCATAAAGTTATATCTTCTTCTAATCTAAATTGAAGAGCTTTTGCACAGTGCTCGAAATCTATACTATTACCATTAATAGTTACTCCATTTGCAAGCCCCAACTGACCTTTCATTGAAGCAATATAATTACAATTTAAAGTATCTAATTTGCTTTGCTCTGCTCCAACCATACCACTATCTATTGTTCCATTTATTAATTTATTTGCTATTAGAGTTGAACCAGGGAATTTTGATATTGCATAGCCTGCAACAGCTCCTGCAACTGTTTCATCATTTTTGCTAAAAAATAAAGCTGTTGTGTCTTCTCCAATCGATTTTACTTTATTATCAACATTCATCACATTTTCATCTTTTGAAACTTCTGCAAATAGCATTTTTCTTCTTGCACCAATTTCTTTTGAAATTTTAGCAATTTCTACAATATCTGTTGTATCTACAACTGTTCCAAACCAGTCATTTTTTACTTCATCAAAAAACTCTTTATACTTACTACCTTGAACTTCTTTACCATAAACTAATACTTCTTGTGCTCCTGCATTAAAAACTGCTTGAAGTATTTTATATACATCATCATCAGAAGTTAATCCAGTAACATCTTCAATTTTATTTATTTTTTGTTCAATAATTGCTTTTTTTACCGAAAATACTCCTATAACATTGACTGTTGCTTGAGTAACTGGTGCAGGTTTATGAACATTTAAAAAGACTATTTTCTTTTCAGTTCCTACTATTATTGACATTCTTTCCTCCTTATTTTGCTTTTATGTCTATTTCAACTTTTTCAATATACTCTATTCCAGCAATATTTTCTTCAAGAGTATTAATATACATATCAAAGCTATATCTTTCTGTGTAACTATCCTTAGTTAATTCTGACAAATCTACTGTTGCTGTAATTTCTTCTATAACTATACTTTTCCCACTTCTTGCTATAAGCCAATCAAAGCCTATTTTGTGTTCAAATTTTTCTTTTATTTTTCTTACATCTTCAAAACTTTCATTTTCAGATAAAGTAAAAGAAAAACTTACAACATGCTGATGAACTTCATATTGTTTAAAAATTCCTTTTTTCTCTTCTTCTCTATCTTCAAATTTATTGATAGTTTTGTTACTAAGAGTTCTTGAAACTATACGAGGTAAAGTTAAACTTCTATCATATTTAAAGTCAATACTTGGCTTTATTTGGAATTTATCATTTGTTTTTTTCATTTCTTTTAATAAGAATACTTCAAGTTCTCTATTGTCCATTTCTCATCAGCTCCAGCGAAAACTCTACAAAATCCGCATAAATTCTTGGTAATATTTCAGTTACTTTATATTTATATCCTTCAACTTCAATAACATCATCTAATTTTAATCCAACAACTTTTAATGTTTTTCCACTTAAAGCACCTATAATTCTTCCACCATCTTGTAAGTTTGGATTATAGGCTCTTAAAGTCTTTTTACATATAAGCATTGCAGCATTAAATTTATGATCTGTTGTTTTTGGATTATCAATATTACCAGTTATTTTTCTAGTTATTTCATAATTTTTCAATTCTTCACCAGCAAATTCATCTAAGGTAAATTCCATAATTTCTCCTATTCAATCTTATACTTAACACTTCTTACAAGAGCTCCAGTATCATAAAGAGGTTTGTCACTTTCCTTAGCTTTCACTGTACTTTCTGCAAGTGCTGCATAAGTCCCATTTAATATCATTTCTCTAACTTTTTTTACTACATCTTTTCCAACAGTCTCAAAAGCCTTATGTGCTGTCATCTTCCCATCTACAATCTTATCTATACATCTTTCCATAAGATTTGAGATATCATCATAGTGAGCATCAAAAGTTGAACGAAAGAATGGACGAGCTGGAAAAGGTACATCAAAGTCATCACTTCCATACTCCATAAGCATTGCTATGAAATCTACCTTAATTCCACCAGGATATGTTGCTTTATCATCAATATAGATAATTAGTTTTAATTTATCCAATTTTTCTAACTCTTCTTTAATTTTCTTATAACCACTATCTATATCCTGCATTAAAAACTTCTCCTTGAAAATCTTTTCATTATCCTTGCAGCCTCTACAGAAGCAAATGTTATATCTCCAATTTTTTGACTTCTATCATAACTCACAGACATATCACTTATAGACTTACTTATTATCCCTTTCCCAAGCCTTTTTATATCCTCATTCCCACCTGACATAATTGCATAGGCTTCTAATATTTGTGCTCTTTTTATAAGCTCTAAAACTCTTGGCTTATCCTTTTTTCTTGGAAAATTCTTTTCTGTCTTATATCCTTCCCTAGCTCCAATATTTTCAATTTTGTCAAATGCTTGATACAAAGCTCTTTTTAGTTTTTCTTCATTTACATTTGAATATCTTTCTTCTAAAAACTTTTTAGCTTCTTCAAGTTCAACATAGCCTATCATTTTTTACTTCCTTTTTTCTTTTCATCATGTTCTTCAACATTTTCTTGATTTTGTTCTTCAATATTTCCAGTTTTTTCTTTTTGTACTTCTTTTATTTCTTCAATAGCTGGATTTTTTAATAATTCTTTTGCTATTGCTTCATCTACTTCAATTTCACCATTAACAAAGTTATACATTTCTCCATTGCAATATACTGACACTTTATCAAATGTTTTATGTTTTAATTTCATTGTTCCTCCCTTTTGGGAATATCCCTGACCTCATTGTCAGGGACATTGTCCTTTTATTATTTTTTTAAACCAGTTATCATTCCCATTGTGTGGATATTTCTAACTTCAATAGTTAATTCAGAAAGTATTAAACCTTGTGTAGAATCTCCTCTTTTCCCCATATACTCATGAAATAAATCTCTACCTTGTAATGGTCTTAATGTTATATCATCATGATTTAAAATTAAGATTTCAGTTGAACGAAGGTTGTTTGAAATTATTATTGGTAATGTTCCAAAGTCAGTAGCCACATGAGTTGCAACAGCCCCTAATGTAGTATTTTCAGGATTTGAATTAATATAATCTTTTAGTAATTTTGAAATTTTCATTTTTTGCACTCCTGGAACATATAAAGCATAGTTTCCACCTGATAGATCTCCTCCAGCATTAAAAATTTTCTTTAAGGCATTCCCTATGATTTCTAATGAAATTTCATTGTTTGAAGCATCAACTACTTGTCCTTTTGCTAAGAAACTTCTAACTCCGTCCATTCCTCTTTTTTGACCATTTTCAAATTTCTTTCCTGAAATTATTGCTTTTTCTATTTTTCCAACTACCTTATCCATTTTTCTTATTTGTTCAAATGTATAAGCATCTGTTCCACCACCTGAAGGTAGAGTTATTGCTGTTGCAGTTCCTGATAAAGAAATTTCTTCTCTTATAATTTGTGTATTATTGTCATAGTTTACACCTGCTTTATAATTAGCACCTTGCAAATCTGCACCTTCTACTAAATTATCATTTATAAAGAATACTTCCTCACCAATTTCATAAGTTGCTCCTGCTGTTGTTCCAAGCTGTGCTCTTGTTACTGTTAAAGTATCCCCTGATATTGATGTAACTTGTACAACCTCATCTCCTATTGCTGCTAAGCATCCAGCAGTAAATATTGAGGCATCTTCAACAATAAATGATGTTACTGTAGCTGCTGTTACTTTTGTTTTTATAGCTGTTTGTGTTCCTTCCGATGAGTAGTCAACCCAAGAAGTTTTAGCTTGTGTTGTTGAATTAATATTTCCTAAGTTCACCAAATTAATATACAAAGGTGCTTTATTAGCATTTGTATAAGCTAAAGCTGGTGTTAAATCTTCCTTTTTCCCTACGATTCTTTCAATTGTTATAATATCTGGCATTGTTTGTTCCTCCTATTTTTTTTCTAATTCTTCTTTTTTACTTATTAAAACCATTATTTTTGCTCTGTTTTGTTGTGAAGGTTTCTTACTTAATTCTTCAATTTCTTGATTTATTTTTTCAAGCTCTGTTGTAGGAGCTGTCTTTGGTAATCCTGGTGGAGTTGTTTGTCCTCCTGCTGTTCCTGGATCAAATAAATCTTTATATGTTTCTTGAAGTTTTGTAAGTTGTTCATCTAAACCTTCAATTTTATCATCCTTAAAGTCAATTTTTGTAAAATCTATTTTTGACATTAATAAATCTCCGTATTTAACTCCTGATAAAATTTTTCCAACTGCTAATTTCTTGATATTTTCTACTGTTCCACCTAAAACTAAACCTTGTTTTAAAGTGTCATCATTAACATCCATACCTAATTTTTCTTTTAAATAGCCTTTCACCATTTCTTCAGATAATTTGGATTTTAGTTCTTTGTTTCCTTCTACAAAAGCTTTTACTTCATCTTCAGTAAGTGGAACTTTTACTTCTTTAGTTTCAATCTTAGTTTCAACTTTACTAAATCCATTCTTGCTTAAAAAATCCTTATTTTCCTCTTTCTTTAAATACTCAATTACTTCTTGTTCATTTTCTATCATTCCTTATTTCCTCCTTGTTTTACTGGTTCTGCCCAACATCTACATCCAAATTCTTGTCCTGGTAAAATATCATCATCAATTCCAAAAATTTTGCCATCTTTTTCAACATGTTCCATCCTTACATAACTATCTTCCATAGTTCTCCAAATGTATTTTTCTATACCATTTTCAAGCCATAAATCTTGAAGTTGATTAGCATATAAATTCCCAGCTTCATTTCTTGCCCAAAGTTCATTTCTTCTATTAGCCCATTTTTGAAGTTTATCAATATCATTAGCTCCTAAACTTTTTTTACTTTGTAACTGATCAATTAATGCTTTCATTTCTTTGTTTGGTGCATAATTAGCATTTAATTGACTTATAAGTTTATTAATATCAGTATTTGAAATACTCCCATTTTTTAATTTTTCAAACCTAAAATTAATAGTACTATCAAAAGTTTTTAACAAATTTTGTATTTCTTTTTCTCTTGTTTTACCTAACTGATCCTTAAAAGTTTCTTTTATATTCTGTACCCTTAGATAGTTCTCCCTAATCCAATATTTTGCCCCTTTTAAATCAGTTTGTTTTAATTCTTCATCAGTTAAAGTTCTCCAACTCTTAAAAACCTCTTTGTTTGTAGCAATAGCAACATTCTTTAAATCTTCAATAATTTTCTTTTTTTCTTTATTATCAAAATCAACATCGGAAAAATCTTCCATTGTTGATTTTTTCATTTTTTTTAAAATTATCTTTGAATTTAGATTGAACACTCTTCGTAAAGTATTCTCAGCACTATGTGGAAAAAGGCTTTTTTTCTTATTCATTTAAACCTAACTCCTCCATCAATTCATCAGCTTGTTTTTTTATGAGACCCGCAACTCTTTCTTCTGTATCCAGTTGAGATAAAGTCTGTAATGCTTCTATTAATTTAGTTTTATATGCTAAGTCATTTTTTAATCTTTTTATTTCTTCAGTAATATCAACATCAGCAACATTTACATATTTAATTGCACTTTCTACACTTAAAATTCCTGATGTTATTCCTTGAGCTGCTATTATTATTTTTTCCCCAACTCCAAGACTTAAAATGTCCTTACCACTTATTGTGATGTCTAATTCACCATTATAAATTGCTGAATATCCCCATTTAATTATTTTTTCAAAACCTGCAAATACCCTATCCCTTTTAGTTATAACAGTTGATATAATTCTTTCTAAATCTCTTCTTTTTGCTTCCCCTGATGTAGCTGTTCCATTTTTATTAAGCCCAAATGCCTGTTCATTTGTTCCAGTTGCTATATATATTTGTTCAACAATTCCAGTTCTGTGTGTCTTCCATTCCTCAGTCTTGGTCTTTAATTCAACTTGTTTCAGATCCTTGTCCTCAGGATCTACTATTATGACCCTATCATTTATTTTTACAGTTAAATTCCCCTCTTCATCATATTCTAAAGCTCCCTCTGGAACTTGAAGTAGAGGATTTGCAACTTTATCAAATGCCTGACTTGTTAAAGTATCTCCAACTACAAGTTCCCTGTTTAAGATAACTAAATCTTCAACATAATCGCTTCTTTTGAATAGATTATGAACCTCTACAACTTGCCAGCCTTTATATACTTTTTTCCAGCCTTTACCATCTTTTGTTGCTCCATATTGAGATAAGTCATTTCCATAATCTACCTCTTCAAATTTTTGCCCTTCTATTTTATACATTCTGTATTCTGTACAACCTTCACTGTATATTTCAGCTTTTAAAGTTCTTTTTTCTTCAGTAAAAATTACATATTTTTCTATAATTTCCTCACTTAAAATACTAGGAACTACAAAATATTGATGAGGTGCAATTATATCTAAATATAGGCTATTATCAACTATAAAGCCTTTTAATAAAAGTTTTCCTCCATAGCTTTGAATTGCTACTGCTTCTGATGTCTTATCTTGTAAATCAATTTTTTCTAATATATTCTTTTTCTCTTCTTCTAAATTTATAGTTGGTTCACTATTAGAAGCAAGTTCAGCATATAACTTAGTAATTGAGCCTAGTATATTATTACCAACAATAAGATCTTTAAATGACTTTTCTCTTCTTACAATAGTATTTCCTTCTCTTACAAACTCATAATATTTGTTATTGCTATCAATTACTCCCATATATTCAAGTTTTACTCTGCTAAGAACTGAGTTATAAAAAACTTCTGAAGACTTACCATCAAACAGCTTTTTATTTCTTTCAAAGTTCTTATATATTTCACTGCTTTTTAGCTTTTTATAGCCTTCATACATTGCTCCCATTTTTACCCCTTTAAAATCCATTTAAAAGCCTTTCAACTTTCATTCAATAATTTATACCTAAATTTATTTAAAATGTTTTTTGAAAGCCTATTGAACGATATTTTTTATATTAAATTCCTTTTGGTCGAACTAATTTTTTATTTTGTGAATTTCTTCTCTTTTTCAAATCACTTTCAAAAGCATAACGAGTAGCATCTATAGTATGATTATCTTTATCAACAAGTCTTGGTATTGTTTCTCCATATCTGTCAATATCATAGTCAGCTACTTGAAATTCTCTTGCAATATTTGGTGTTCTAGCTGGATCTATATATATTTCATTTTCAGCTAACCATTTTTCTCCACTTTCAACACTACCTTTTCCCTTCTTAGCACTGTATGCTCTTATGCTATAGCTTCTTAATTCGGCAACTGACTTTGGTTCAGAGCTATCACAAATTACTATTTCATTTCTTGGAATCATCTTTTTAATTGCTTTTGCTAATTCTTTATTTGATTTTTGAACTCCATAATATTCGCTTATTGCATAAATTCTTTGCCTTGTTCTATCATAACCCCATCTGACAAATGCCACGGGATCTGTTGCATATCCCCAGTCAATACCATTTCTAAATGTATCTAATGTCTTGATAAAAGAATCAGAGATTTTTTCAATTTTTAGTCTTGGAAATGGTACTATTCCACTTCCTATAACTTCTCCTAAATAAACATTTCTATATCTAAGTGGATCATTTTTCTTCATTTCCTCAGCTTCTATTAAAAATTCCTCAGATAAATAAGGATTCTCATAATAATAAGAATGATGTACATAAGCACTTGTATTATTATCTACAATGTCATATTTTTTATTTATCCAATGATGTTTTCTCTCAGGTGGATTATATGACAAGAAACCTTTGTACTTTAGTCCAGCTGGTAATACACCTCTTAGAATTGATTTTATGACTATGTCTATTTCATCCTCTGTTGTAAATTCAGCAGCTTCTTCAACCCAAAAATATGCAGTTGGAAAATCAGCTGTTTTAAATGACTTTCTTTTCTCAGGTTTATCTACTCCAAAAAACATAAACTTATTACCTCTTGGAGTATAAATTATTTCCATAGGTGATACTTTAAAAGTAAAATATTCTTCAACTCCTAGTTCATTAATAGCCCACTTAATTTGGTCATATACACTATTTTTTAAAGTTTCTCCTACCTTTCTAAGTACCACTGCATTAACTGAATCTCTCATTATTGAAAGAACTAAAATTTCAGCAATATGTGTTGACTTAGCAGATCCTCTGCCGCCTTTACAGACATATCTTGTATAGTTCCCTTGTTGCCAAGCTCTGTACAACTTATAGAATTGAGGTAGGAATATATCACTTATCTTTTTCATCTTTGATGTCATCTATAAATACAACTCCTCCTGCTTCTTCAACTTTTTCTTTTACCTTTTTCTTTTCACTTCTTAATCCTATTTTTTCAAGAACATTAGAAATTTTTATTAATGCATCTGCAAGCTTTGGATCTTTTAATTTTTCAGGATCTTTTATTATATCTAAAAGAACTTTTTTATTAGCTTCATCCAAAATATCTTCCATATCATCAAGAGTTAAATTAGCTAGTCTTCTTGCTTCTTCAAATACTTCTTTATTGTCCTTTATCCACCGATAGATAGTGCCTTGTGATTTATTTAGAGCACTGGCTATTTCTTTTGCAGTCTTTCCTTGTGCATAGAGCTTTTTAGCTTTTATCAACTCCAAATCCATAGGACACCTCCATTCTTTTTTGTTTCTATATTGTTATAACTTTTTTCTCTTAAAAGTAGTTGGAAATATTGGAAAAATATGAAGTAAATAAAAAAAGTGAGTACAATTCTCACTTTTTATAATTAATCTTTAATATAGATATAATAATATTTATAGTAACCTTTTAATTTATCAAGTAATTCATTTTCAGAAAAAATATTAAATAGGTTTGTTTGTCTTCTTAGAATCTGTATTGCTTTATCTTGAAAATAAAATAAAGGAGGATCCGATTTCAATATTTTCTGAATTGCTTCATTTTCATTTAAACTCTTATAAAAGTTTATATCAGGAATTTCTGGAGGAACCACTCGGCTTATAAAAAAATCATTATTAATTTCCTTTTCCTTTTTTAAACTATTATTCTTTATATTTATAAGTTCACTTTCTATTTTTCCTAATTTATCTAGCAATATTTTATCACTTTCGGTTATTTCTTTTTTTCTAGGTGTTACTTCAAAGAAAACTTCATCTTTTAGTATTCTCAAATAAGGATTCCCTTCTTCTTTACTATCTAAAACTTCTTTAATTTTTATTTTTAAGTTCTTTTTAAATTCAATT